AACTCAGACATTTAGTCTCCTTGTTAGTTAGTTTCGTTCGATGACAGTGGCGTTGACGCTCAACTGAACACGGCAGAGCTTACTCACACCGATAGTTACATTCTATAACAAGGGAAACCCCTCCCCGAAAGGAAACAAAATGGGGAGGGGAAGCAGTTTAGTGACGTGCTTAGGTCGTGGGGTAAGTCTAGTGGATTCCGAAGTCGCTCAAGACTTTAATCTCTGGAACGTAGACCTGAATAGGGAACCAGCGGTAGAGTTGCGCTTTTGAGTAGAAGGCAAGTCCCTCAAAGGTTCCGTTCTGGTCGAACAAGGAGACCTCCAATTTTCCGTTGACCCAGTTGTGTAGTTCTACGGACTTGGTTCCCTTCTCGTTCTGAAGGCAGAAGCCTCCTGCTTGGACGGCGTTGTCCAAGTCGCTGTACGCTGGGCAGTTTACTTCGATTACCATTGTGCTTCCTTTCCTTTACTCCTCGCCCTTTACGAGCGAGACGCTAGCGATTGACTGGTAGTTTGGGTAGCCTTCGGTGGCTAGCTCGATAGCTTCTCCTGCGGAGTCTGCTCCGACAATAACGCCGACGACGGTCTGTCCCTTGATTCGGATTCTTACTTTGAAAAGCATTGTCATTCCCTTTCCGGGGTGAGGGCCTAAGCCCCCACCTTCCTGTACGAGTAATCTGCAATTAGCTCGAGCTTGTTCTCAGCCCTTGCGATGTAGTGCTGTCCCGTTATGGCGCAGTAAATGTGTCCTACCTCTAGGCGACCAAACATTTCCTTAGCCTCAATGACGTCAGCGTCGTACCAGTGAACCCTGTTTTCGATGCTGGCCTGATTCATAACTTCCTTCATGGCCTCAGTTGGAACCATCTTGACTTTCTGCATTTTGTTTCCTTTCCTTTTGAGAGGCGGTTGCCTCTGTTGTTACCAACGGTACACAAGTTGTCACAACGTGTCAAGTATTTTTGCAAACTTTTTTGGGTGTGTCGTCAATCCTCTTTTTCCCAGTATCCGTACACGGCGCGAGTCCCACCGCGTGAGGGGTCGAAGGTGTCATGTACCACTCCGTCAATCACGGCAACAATGTGTCGGGACAACGAGCAGATGATTGTTCCACCCGGGACCTCATCTTCGCGTAGGTGCATTGTGGTTCCAGTACCTATGCCCATGACCGGGGTCCACTTAAACCCCAGCTCTTGAAGGTAGGGCCTGAAGACCTTACGGTGAGTTCCGTCACGAGCAGACCGCTTACCGCCGGCTCGCTTATTTCTTTCTGCAATCTCGTCATAAACCGTCTGGTAGTCAATGCCCGATGCAATGGCAATTGCTCTGACGACGCAGTCTCCGGTCTGGCCCTTGAAGCCGGCCTCCTCTCGTCCGCCGTCGGTGATGTTTATTGTGATGCTCATTTCGCCTCCTCTTCTACAAGCTCGACTTTACGAAGCAACCAGCAGTCAGGGTGTCTCTCATGAAAGATGTTGATGGCCTCTTCGTACGAGTCTGCCTCGATAGGGTTAGTTGTTATTACCGGTTGGTTGTATCTTTGGTATTTCATTTTGTAAATCACTTGCCCTCCTCTATTGTTGCCAGCTCGCGCTCTGCCTCTGCCTTTAGTCTTCTAAGGTTCCCGAGGCTTGCGCGGTGGTGTCTTAGGATTTCCTCGTCTTGGGTCTCATCCATCCAAGCAAGGGTTCTCTCAATCTGTCGCTCGTCGTTAGCGATGGCCTCTCGAATGTTACGAATGCGATTCTCAGTCCGAATCGTTGTGAGGCTTTTCATGCTCCAAGTTTTCATCTTGTTTCCTTTCCCTGTTCCCAACTTTTGTTGGTATTTCATTCTTAGCACAACTAGCAACACTGCGCAAGCATTTAGCACAAATTATTTATAACAAATTGGTAACGGAGGTCAATTTTTTCGAACGAATGTTCGCACGCGTCATTGCTGGGCAAGACATAGCAAATCGCTCAGATTCGATTTTCGCGAAATACCGCTTGTGGTTATGGCTGAAATGGGGTCAAAAGCCGTTAGAAACGATTCTACGGCCGTTTAGAGGCAAGTCTGAATTGAGCATTTTTGACCATGAGAGGTGTGATTCGAACAAGTGTTCATCCCAAAAAGAGAACCTCCCCGGCCGAAAGAGGAACCGGGGAGGAGAGACCTGAAGCTTGGCGGCTATCGAGTTTCTGCCGGCTTGGTTACACGAGTCTCTTTTGCTGGCCTCTCGAATGGAGTGCCGTCCTGAACCTTTCCGTCGCCGTCGCCATCTTTGGCGTTGGCTTTGAAAGGCTTGTCTGTCCCTAGCGAGGCGATGGCTTCTGCCCACTTGTCTGCGTACTCGCGTACAACTCCAGACTCAGGGTTGCCAGCCACCTCAAGGATGACCTTTTTGATTTCATCTTTGGTTGCCATTTATAGCCCTTTCATAAGCAGTTCTAGCTTCTTCTTCTTGAGAGCTAGCATCGCAACATCTCCGGTCGGCTCCGGGGTCGGAGCTTCTTCAGCCTTCGGGGAAAGTTCGTCAATTACGCGACTTAGGATTTCCTGCTCCTCAGCCGTAATCTCACTTCCCTCTTCCAGCTTTATCATTGCATCGGCTAGGGCATCGGCATCGACCTCCGCACGCTTTGCAATCTTGTCTAGTCCTCGAACCTGCGCGGTTCCGTTTGTTGAAGAATACGCTGGGAAGGCAACTCCAACGGAGGTCTCCAACAATCTAACTGAGTTTAGGGTTCTCTCGGAACCGTCTTCGCTCCATGAGTCTCCGCCCTGTGGCACGGTGAATCCAAAAGACCAACCAGTGACGTCGCCTCTCGCGATTGAAACCTTTGCATCACGTCCCCAAGAATTGTCTGGGAGGATAGCCGAGACGCGTAGTCCGACGCTGTCTTCGGTCAGTGACAGAGTTCCGGCACGAGTGCTTCCAAGAACTTTGGAGGAGTCGTGATTCCAGAGTAGCTTTATGTCATTGCGAGACTTCAGTGAACGCTTGAACGCTCCCGGCGCAATGCGCTCGGTGAACGGTAGCGGCTCGGAGGGTTCGTTGAACTTAGCGGCATACCCAGTCAGGGTCATGCCCTCCGCTTCTTCACGGACCTCGAAGTCGGTCGACATGACTCGAGTTTCCATTTTGGACAATGCTTCGCCTTTCGCTCGGCCTTCATTCTCAGCTTCTATTCTACTAACTACACCTTCGGCGTAGGCCAACGCTCGACGTGCGGCGGCTTTTGAGGGGCCGCTTCCCCAAAGTAAATGTGCCACTACACCAGCACTAGGATAATCGTCCGAATCAGGTCTGGCGGAGGGACTGTCCAAATCAACCAAGTGACGAGCAATCCAAGCCCGAAGCCTAACCCACTTCTCAGCAGAAACAGAACCCCGTGCCATCGCACGAGCTTCACGAATCGTTCTATCAACCAAGCCATCCCCACCATAGCCTTCTCTGTAATACTGAAGTCCCCTGCGAGCGGCGGCTCTCATGTAGGCAGGTGGGGTTAGGTTAACTTCTCTGTTTTCTGTTTCAGGGTTGTCGGTTACTTCCGACCGGTCTTCTTCTTTGGACTCCCATGCGTTGCAGTAGTAGTCGCCTGCGACGTAGTCGTCCCAGCGTTCGCACCAAGCTTTGTCTCCGGCTTCGTTGACTCGGCTTTCGTCGTAGAAGAGGCAGTTACCGCAGGCTCGGCCTTCGGGGACGTCTTCTGCAAGGGCAGGTCGGTAGTTGTCGGGGAGTTCACGCTCTTCGGTATCCCGTTCTTGTCTGGTATAAGTGCCACCGGGTTCCATTCCTTCTGCTATTGAGACTGCGACCATCTGGTCCGTCGCGCTTTCCTTGGTGTCATGGCAGGCCAAAACCTCGCCATCCTCCTTGACGACCGCCCAGCTTGGGCAGTCAGGAGATTCGTCTGTTATGTAATACGGCATCAGTCTTGCGTAATCCTCATGACGTGAAGTATTGACCCGTCAGTGTCCGAAATTGCCCATAGGTCAGTGCCGGGGTCAAGGTCGATTTTGAAAGTCTCGTCAGAGTGAATGTGCATTCCGTTTGCGGTGGTGACTGCCGCGTTGCCGATAAACACCTCGTCGGACTGCGCGTGTTCGGCGTTGTGTAGCCAAACCGTCTGAGGCTGTGTGTCAGCAGGGCAGACCTTAGTCGGGGTTGCATTACCAAGTGTGTAGTGCGCTTGCGTTAGTGGCATTTAGACCTCGTATTCGCCCGTTGGGTCCTCGGGGTTTAGATTTTGGAGTCCTTGTAGCTGGACACTTGGAACGCCCGTGTGAGGGATTTCAGGCAAGCCCATAGCGGATAGGACCTCGGCTGGGTCATAGCCTGCTAGAACGAGCTTGGAGGCCATAGAGACCCGTTTGTCGGTTGCCACTAGGTCGGCGGCGTCAATGTTTACGTTGGCAAGCGGAACTCGAGGCTGGTCTGCGCTTGGGTCGTTGATTGGTCGTAGGTCCTCGAGGCGACGAACGTCGTTCACGGTCAAGAAACCGGCCTGAAGACCAGTCGAGTAAGCGGTCATGCGATTCTCAATGTCAGCGCGTAGCAATCCGTCAAGGTTGAACTTGATAAAGGCGTTCTCGCCGCCTTGAGTGCGAGACATAAGCGGAGAGAATGCGCTCTCGAGCTTTTGGATGATTGGACGAAGGCAGTGGGTGACCATCGCCAAATTCTGTTGCTCCACCGAAGAATAGGTGTAGCTACCCTCAATTGCCATCATGCTTGGAGGTACTCGGAAGGCTCGAGCAATTTCTTCGACTGCAAACTTGCGTGCCTCGATGAACTGAGCCTTGTCGTTCTCCGAAGTCGTCGGCGTGTACTTGGCTCCACCGGAAAGCACGGCAGTCTTGTGAGACCTCTGCCAACCGCGGTGACGGCTGTCAAACGCTAGCTGAAGCTGGCTGGCCTGCTCCGCTGTAAGGTTGCCCGGGAACTCGATTACGCCTGAAGTGTGAGTTCCGTTTCCAAAGAAACGAGAAGCGTAGTTCTCCAGTGCAATAGCGAGTCCAAAATTATTTTTGAGAGCGTCCACTCGTGACACGCCTTTGACGTGTCCGGGACGAACAACGTCCGGGATGAACACGACCTCATCCGAGGAAAGAAGCCTGTCCATCTTCTCGTGCTTGAACATAAGCTGTCCAAGGCCGTTACGAATTGGCTCGACCTCATGAGGGTTCAAGACACTCATGTTGACAATCTGGCCAGACTCGTTGGAGAAGATTCTGACGTAGGCGTTGCCGTCGATAAGCATGGAGACGATTACCGCACCCCAAAATGCCTCTTTAGTTGTATCGACGTCTGGCTTGTAAACCCAGTCCGGAGCCGGACGGAAAGGATAGCGTGCGCCATCTCTGCGGACGTAGGCGTCCACTGGAAGGGATGAAACGGTGTCGCTAATCAGAGAGACTGCCGCGTAAACGGCGTTTATCTGAAGAGCGGTCTTGGAGTCGACAATAGTTGCAGACTGCGTACCGATGGAGACGAGGTCATCGCCAGCTCCCCAAATGGACTGGAAGGACACCGCTCGTCGGTTGAAAACTCTGTCCCAAAAACTTGCCAAAATCTACCGCCTATACGAAAACTTGAGGCACTAACGCTTCTTCCATTCTAACGCTAGCACGGTCGTACGCCATCATCAGAGCAATCA